CAGATTGTGAACCACCTTTTGAAACACTGACAACAGGCGCCAGAATCGTGCTCGGATAAACGCCAGAAGCCGTAATGAAATTACTGCCTCCTTGTTTGACGTCTTCCGACTTTTTACTTGCTTTTGCAAATGACATATTAAGTTACCTCAGGTAAGTGTAGGGTGTCACCCCTTTGAAAATGCAACGGCTTGTTCGCCGTTACAAACATCATGATGAGTTGCCGAGCTTTGGGGAACCCCCTACTGCGGTTGCTCCTTATTGCTCGACGTACTCGTGTAATTTCCCCAACCCCACACTTGGAAGGGCTGAGGACCGTCCACCTTCTGAGTAGCTGACTCATTCGGCGACGGGTTCGAACAAGAGGTTCTCTCGTTACCACTATTCGGACTAACCATATAAGCTCTAAGTATAAAGAGTGGAATTTCTCTTAACGTTATAGTTACTCTGGCTAAAAACACTCATGCCGAAGGTGGAATGGCAGAACCGTTGTGTTTATAAACTCCACTCGTCTGCTTTGCTTTGCTTACCTTGCAACAGAACGAGATGCTTCTGTAAATCGAATTCTTCTAACGGCACGCTATCCGGCAATTCTGCCATGGTAGTACGTGCGGCCATACGGGAATTGCGATAATGAATAATTCGCTTTTTCCCTTTTACTTCAAGAAAGATTGCTTCGTCGACCTCGGACAGCATACCGCCTTTCTTGCCATAACTTCCTCCGGCATTTACGAGGTTGTAACCGGCAGTATCTTCATTGTATAAAGCATGAGATACCAGTACGATGTTGAACGCTGGTGTCATGTCACGTTCGATAAAATCGACGAAACGTTTGATCTGTGTGTTCACCTTGCCATACGGAAAGGATTTCACCTGTTCCAGGACATATCCTTCAATGTCGAGCAAGATCTTAGAGATAGAATCTACCGCTATTGTCTTCGGCATCACTCCGTGCTTTTTCTCGTAGGCTTCAACCTTCTCTACGACAAGATCAATCAATTGATCTATTTCGTTAAAGTCAGGTACATTAACGTGTGCCTGAGGGAACGGATACTTCTTACCATCTCTTGCGACGATCAAAGTATCGGTCAGGGATTGCAGCAAACTTGTTTTGCCGCTATTGGTTATGCCGGATAACAGCATCTTTACATTACTCATATGATACCTCAAATATCTGTGATTAATTTAGCTATAAATAAAAATCCGCTGAAGATTACTCCAGCTACTGCTGCAGTTGCTACGCCAAAGAATGATCCAGAGAACAACCAGACGACGAGTACTGCGAATACCAGATCCGTTTGCCAGTGATACCGGCAGAACCAATCCAGGTTAATTTTCCAAAGGAGTATGAAAGCTCCGAGTGCAGACATGAAGCCCACCATTGCAATTCCGTACATACGTTATGCTCCTACTGATGGGCTACAAGTTGGCCTTATTTGGGGGTTCATTTTGTTAGATTTTTGTAGTGTGTATCCTCGATCACGATCGAAACATACACAACGGGAGCAGAGATTTGCTTTGGTATCAGTTTGGCCGTCTTTGTCAAGATATTGGTACTCACGCGCATCATCCTTGTGCGCATGAGGAACCATTCGGCCTTCACAAACTCGGGGGGTGTAAGGGGTAGTCATGTCGTTGAATTATAACACATTATTCTTTGATAGTAACATATATAGTTAATAAACCAATAATTAAGCAATAAACGTAAAATATCTGGTCGGGCCAAATGGGCATAGCATTCCATTCTTCAATCATCTGCTTGCTCCTAATATTAATCTTTAACCAATATTCTCGGATCATGCCAAATGACATGAAGGAGTTCCGGGTAGTTGTGACCTGCTAAACAGGAATCAACACACAGCTTCAGAAGACCTTCGATGAAGTCCAAATCTGAACTTTCGATCGTTTCAGTCAGAATTGTTACTTCCGGCGGATAGGACTTCATCTGCTTACCAGTCTTTTCGCTGATCTCACCCTCAATGTGACGGTTGATATACACCAAGCGAATTCGATTAATATTATAACCGAGCTGAGTAAGAATCCAGGCGTATACCAACAGCTGGTACTTATAATGCTGTGGGATCGTTCTTGGCTTCGTCTTCGAACTGTAGCTCTTATAATCAGATAGCATACAGTCTTCTTTTGTACCTTCCAGGACGTCAATAGTGCCGGCAGCAAAGAATCCGTCTTTTACTTCTACACAATGTTGAGTTTCAACTTCCAGAAATTTGGGACGGTCTTGTACGTAATCGTTAACCAGCCGCTCTGCCATAGCTCTATAACACGAACGTACAACAGCAGGATCATAATCCTCTTTAATAGGCCACTTGGATATATACCGTTCGATTTCATCGACATCAACTTCCGCCTCCTTGGCTACCTTTTCAGCACAATAATGTACGATGGTGCCCAGGACGCTGGCAGTGTTGTATTCGAATAGATCCTCTTGAAGAACCTCTTCGCGGTACCATATATGAGGCTTATCTATGAACTTCGCAAATGCGCTTGGACTGATTTTAAATAAGCCTTCCTCCGGGATAGGAGTGGAGACGTAATCCAGCTCAGTTGCTGGCAGGTATTTTTTGGTCATTCTGTGTCCTCGTTATAAAAGTTGTACCCCGAACCATCATCAAATGGTTTGAAGCCTAATAGCAAAGCAAGTGTCTTTTCAGCTACTTTCTTTGCTTCGTAATCTGAGCAGCAACCGCAACCCAGAGTCTTATAAAATGCTCTGAAAGCTTCACGTATTGCTTGTTCTTTGGTTATTCCTACCATCCCAGTTTCTCCAGAGTAAATTGGCTTACTACTTTATGTAAACCCCTGGCGAAGAATCTCCTCCAGAAGTAGCTACGAAGTATCGATACCATGGTAAATACCATAGTAATAGCAAAGCCATTCTCCTTAACGATCCAACCCCAAGTGAACGGCCCCATAAGGAGCAATGTCCAGGTTAACCAGGCGATTAAGAATCCGCTTAGGTAGTTCGCAGCGACTTCGATACGAGATTCGATTTTACTTTGTTTATCGCCTGGCATTAAAGATCCTCCAGCTTATTTTGAATCACAAGCATATCATTAGTGATTGTATCGATGCGGGATAGCGCAGTTTCAAGATCTATGCATCCTTCGTCGATCGAAAACTCACGTATCAAAAAGGTGAATAGGCTATCGCCAACCTTGGCGGCCTGCTTCTCAGTTGTAACACCGTAGAAGTCACCATTGCTATAACTTTCAGCAATAATTGTTTGAAATATATTCATTAAAGGTCCTTAAGTATTTCCGCAATATCAGTTACGGAAGCGTTGTTTTTAACTTGATGAAGGTCAGCCCAGTTCAGGCCGATGTCCCCAATAGCTTCATTGTGGATCACTTCATCTTCGAGGTATTGCACACACATGATGGGAATGATCGTGTCATTAACCCATTTAATGATTTCCGGATCCCGGACAACCTGTGTGTAAATACTATCGTAAATTGTCGAGATGACTTGTACTACGTCTTCCATGCGATCTTCTCGGATCTGATGATTGAGTTCGTTGACTGCAATCAGTGTCAGGATGCTCCAGAATTGTGCAGTGGCATTGTTCAATGTTCTGATCGAACTACCGGCATCTGCGCAGTACATACGACATCCGAGGCCCAAATGGATAAATCCTTTAGTCCTGGTTGAAGGTAGTACGTACTTCTCCCGGTACTTAGTAATTCCGGGATACAGGACATTGTGGTAATTATCAAATATCTCTTGAGTGATGACCCCGCCTTTGTCAGCATCCGGATATCCTCCGTATGCCAGTTTAAAGGTCGGGGCCTTCGAGTCAAATCGAATCTTGCTGAGAACTTCATTCTTGTCTTCGTCTACTCGACGGTAAAACTCACGAACATAATCTACGTTATTAGTGTTTTTGCCCATCGTTGTCATTTTCTCAATCTTGGCAGCGTAATAACTACAGGCGTTTAACGAATGTCCATCAAGTCCATCCAGGAATACACTTTGTTTATTGGCGTCACCCGATAGGTTGGCCATAACTCGATCTTCGAGTGCTTTCAGGTCCGCGGTGTATATCACCATGCCTGGCGGCGCAACTAAGCAACGCTTCAGAGGTTTTGCGTAGATAGATCCGCTGCTCGGCGCATTGAGCAGATTAGGATTGTTCGACGTCGGTCGAAACGTTTTGGCGCCAAATAGCTTGAAATTACCATGTAGGACGCCGTCGATCGTAAACGAATCGAACGCTTTCAGGAAATTATTCTTGATAATTGCACTGTACGAATGATCGATGAATGCTTCTAGCACATCAAACAAATCGTCAAGTGGGTCTGGATTTTCGGCCAGCAATTCTTCAAGTTGGTCTCGACCCCAGGACGCTTCCCCGGTGTCTTTACTGAATGCCTTCGGCGGAATCTTGTTCAGCGCGAAGAACTCCTGTTTCTGTTTCGAGCTACCAGGGTTAAATTCGTCCAGAGTTACTGGCTCTTCAGCTTTTTCATAACGAGGTCTATTCCACAGTTCCAGTTTGTACTGGGCCAGATTCGCCATGCCACATACGACAGCTCCATTATTTTTCAAAGGTCTCTTATCTATGACGGCTTTAACAAATGCATCTTTCAGAAATATGTTGTATTGCTTTAAGTCTTTCAACGTCCACTTCGGACGAGTATCGTCATCTCTGCCCAGGTGAATTAAATAAGTATTTATCACCCAGGTTCTGTGAGTTATATCACCAGGTTTGTATGGTCGTTTGTAATATTCTATATCGCGTAGAGCCGCGGTAGCTTTTTCAGCATGAGCTTTTTGTGCTTCTGGTAGCCGGCTGTTCTGGTATTCCTTAATTAACGGATTCTTCTCCAGTCGATCGGTTACTGTTTTCAGTACGTCGTCTATAGTCGTACGAAGATCTTCAACGGCATTCGAATCTATATGTAAGCCCACATCCATCATCTGGATCATGTCCGGGATCATCGGCTTCACAAAGTTATTGTAGAAGAACAGAGGATCCTTAGCGGACGGATCGTAATATCGGGGAGCTGGCATAGGCAACAGCTCGATTGGTCTCATGATTTCTCCAGGAGAATTTCGTGTAAGTAAAAGGTTGCAGCACCATCAATGGCTGCATAATCCAAGAATTTTGGATCTAATGGGTCCTCAGGTTCATATTCATCGAACAGAGCCCAGGCAGGTGGATAGTAATCACCCATGACATCTTTCAGTCCACTTTTGGCCTTCCAGACATCTGAATTATTTATCAAGGTCTTCACCATCAGCGCAGTATCCTCGAAATCATGCGGTAGATCCCCTACCCGGTGATACATTACCTTCAGGTCGAACGAAGAAAAGTGGATAAGCAATTTGCCACGGTAATTACGCAGCCAATTCCATATCAACAGCTCCATGTGCCGACCCTGTGGTACGAGGATAATTGAATGAGATTTCGATAAGCCAAAGATGAAGTGCGTAGTCCGGGTGAGTGAAGGAAAACTCAATCCGTTATTGTTAGCTACGACACTAACCAGTTTGTGCAGTTCTATTTCCAGGTTCGCTTCGGTCAGCCTGATAGCTTCCTTACGCTGCTCCTTGGAATACAAGCCGCTGGTCTCGATGTCAAATGCCATCTTCGGCATCTGCCAGAGTTCAGACAGCTTTTGATTGATAGTCCAGGGTGTACTGAATACATCCCTGGTAACTGTGATAATTTTATTCATTTAATTAGCCCATCTAGTGAATTTCTGAAGAATTTTCCACCGATGTTTTCATTGATGTAGCTATCCCGGAATATGGCACGCTGTCTAACCAGAATTTCCATCTCCAGGTACGTAGCAGCTTTTCGTTTGCTGCATTGGTGAATTATGGTTTTGGCTACCGGAGTAAGCTCCTTCACTTTCTCATGGCTGCCTTGGTAATTAATAAACGGCAGATTCGTCATGATACGACGGCTACGCTTGTATCCTTTCAGCGGTGGCTTCTTCCGGATCGCCCGGACAGCCTTCTTGCCGATGTAGTACCGACCATCGTCATACGTAATAACGTAGACGAAGTCTGTGCATTCAGGATTGAGATCGTCGTGGGAGTTAATCCACTTGCCTCTATACTTCCACATCGCCAGATTAAATCTCGCAGGATGAGAGTTTTGCTAACAACGCAACCTTTTCCTTTACGGCGTCGTTAAACTCTTTACAAGCTTTGACCCAGCTAGTGACAATCCTTTTTTCCGCAGTTGACAAACCCTGCTGAATACTGACGCCAGGATTCTCTATCATGTTCATATTGAACGCTGGGATATTAAAATACCCGTCACTACGAACAGTTATTCTATGTTCCTTTTCACAGCTGGCTAAACTAAACGTTAGTTGATGAAAGTCCTGATAAGGCATCTTAATCATTTTAGCGTCAAGCAAACCTTCAGGTGCCGGCGGAATAGCAGATTTATCAGCACGGATTTTCGCTGCGATAAACTCTTTGAACGTGCCGGTGTGTTTGGCTAAGAAGTCGTCGAACAACTCAATTGCCAATTCAATCTCGTTAGCCGCAGGAGCCATACGGCTCAATCGAATACCGGCGATAGACACAAGTGTGTCGCCACATTCGCCTACAATCTGCAGGCATTTAGTGGAATCACTCACCTGGATGTGGTAATTATCTAAGCCAACCCCGTCAAGATGCGCTTGACACGCTTTTCGTAAAAATAAAGACATAGTGGTTTCCTGGCCTCAGGCCATTGATTAAAGTGTTATTCTCCGATACGGCGGAGTGCCGGTTTAAGTAGTGTGCGTTGAAGGCGGTCATCCGCCAAGGGGTCCATCCAGGCGCCATTGATCTCTGATGCCAGTTGCTTCAGGTATCTACCGTCAGCACCAAGGTCGATCGCATGAGCCAAGGCACGATACATACAAACTGATCGTTGGCCAGGCTCAGCAGCATAGGCGTAACCGAATGTATCACTCGGATCACCTAGCTTAGTAGACTTCTCGGCACTCGGCAGCGCTGATGCAGGCTTCGGCTTGTCCCTGGTAGAGACAGCAGCCCGCTCCAGTAGATATTTAGTCTGCAACGTCCTACCATTGAGCTGGCGTAGGATTGTACGGCCTTTGAATGACAGGAAGATTTGACTTTGTGGTAAAACATCAATGATCAATCCGAGCTCATTTGCGATTTCCTGGATGAAGGCTTTCCACATCCGTTCATCGATATCGATTACGGAATCGAGCTCCAAGATCGTACGGAATTTGAATTCATTCTCCGGGTCACTTGTACGTACAATATAGTGGTTGTACTCCTCCAGGAGTGTGTGAGTTTCGTCGTCAGTTATCTGCGACTTATCGATATCAAGTACGACAAATTTCGTACCTCCGATGAGATTATCCTTGGATCGTTTACCTTCCTGAAAGGCGAACGAGCTATATGCAGCGTTCTCTTTCAGCAAGAGTTCGATCTCAGCGAAATCAGTCTCGTAGAACTCATAACCTGAGCTACAGTTACGAGCCATATAATCTTTTAGATCCTCACCGGTCTTATCGGTATCGAATATCAGATACGAGACACCGACTACGTCCGTTTTAACAAGCTCCTTGTACCGGATTCCGTTTTCTTCCACAATGTAGCTACCGTCTTCATCGTAGCTGTTTGCAAGGATGCAAAGCTCCTCGACTTTGCTTTTACTGGAACCAGTCCCAGAGATGTAAGCCATCTTTCGTAATTCGTGGAGTGAGAAAAAGTACTCACCTTCTTGGGAACTGTGCCGGCACAAGTCTGATAACAATTCGTAAGGCTCTTTGATAAGTTCCTTCTCGAAATCAGCCATTTGCGGGGCCAGCATTTCGATAGTATTGATCGCAAACGCATAACATTGTTCATTGATTTTCTCCTGGCCATCTAATATGGCATATGAGCCGGCCAGTTTAAGGGCCAACCACTGTTTATGTTTCCGACTCAGTTTTGAGATCGGATATTTGTTGGACATCTCCTCTGACAAGATAGCGTTGAGCTCCATGTATACGTCGAAAAGCTTATTGGCATCATCCGTAACTTTAAGAGGTTTGGCAGTCGTGTTCTCTACCAGGTGAGATGTTTGTTTATTCAGGGCCTCCTGAGCCTTCAGGACACGCTTACGCTCTTCTTCACGAATAGCATACAATTCGTTGATAGAAGTGATTTCGACCCGCTGTGGCTGTTCTGGAGTGAATGTGAATATACTCCGACGTGCTAGCTGGGTGTTGAAGATAAGTTTGAACTTACTTTTGATATCGTTGTTGTATAGAACCGCTTCCTGGGCCCCAAAGAACAGAGCACTTACAGGCAGATTCTTTACGGCTTTGGTTTGGTGTTCGTATGACTTCACGATCTTCGGGGGAATGTTCCCCAGGTCGTAAGCTACTGAGATAATCTTGATGATATCGGACATGGCGCCATTGGTCTGGAGCTCAGTTCCGATCTCAGATGTCATGATAGAGCCGGAGCCCATAGGATTCTCAGCAATTTCAGAGAAATGATGCATCAAACCTTCGACAGTACCAAGCCCGGCCTGAAGCGGCTTCGGTGGCTGGTAATACTTCTGCCAATTCTCCTTGTCTTCACCGTCAAGCAGAGCCATACGTTCGGCTTTCACACGGGCAAACTCTTTACGTTGTTCTTCGAGTTGCTCGTAACCGATCGACAACGATTTGCGAATCGTATTCAAAGACTTATCCTTGGACGTACCTGACGCACTGAGAGCGAAGACTATTGCATTGGTTGGTACGAGTGTCCCATCGTACAACGCTATCGGCTTCCTCATATGGGCACTAAAAGTTATCAATTCGGAGAGTGTAATAGCGAGCTTCAGTTTATAAGGTACGTCCCCGGATATTGTGTTAATACCCTTCTGGACGATATCCGGGAATGGTCCCAGATTGGTCGTACGATCTCGGACATACGTGTCCAGGAGCTGTTTAGTACTCATTTATGCTCCTACAGATTCAGCGATAGATTCAAAGAATTCGACCTCATTAAACTCGTTACCAACGTTCAAGCAGCCCTTCATGGTCACCGCGGTTCCATAACTGTTGCGCAACATATCGCCATAATGATTTTCCAGGATAGCGAAGAAGAATTTACGTAACAGTCGATCGTTGATAACAGCTGACATGGTGTTCACTGATTTAGGATCCTTGTGTGAAAACAAGGGTATGTCGGCGAAGAAGTTACGGCCATCTTTGCTCGGATTATTGATCGGCAGAACCATACTCACCTTGATGAAGATGTGCTGACGCTCGAGCTCCTCGACAGTTGCCAATAACTTGGCACAGTTCATACGAATTGTTTCATTCGTTGTGTAATACGGATAGCTGATGCTAATGTACAACTCGTAGAAGAAATCGATGTACTGCCTGGCCGGGCTGATAACACAGTCGGCTTCACCGGCAGCATATTTGCCAATGTCGACTCCAACGTTGGTGCCATCTACCGTATACTGATAGGCTTCATACACCTCTTCGGTGATGAGTCCACGCTTATGCAGGTTCTGGCGTACCAGGTTACGAATAGACTCCTGCTCTGCAGGTTCGAAATCGCTTTCGCCGGTAAGAAGTTTACGCAGAGCTTCTGCATAACCCATATTACACTTGTCGTCTTCCTTCTGGGTCAGTTTGCTAACAACATGACAGAAGTGAGGCAGGTTACGAAACGCGAAATAGTCTTGATTCGACCATAAGTTTTTAAAATTCGGAGGAAATACGTCCGGGAAGGGTAGTTCAGTGTTAAATTGTTCAAGTATACTCATTTTATGTTCCAGTTTCAGGTGGTTCGGGTGGTGTATTCCAAGAATCAGTAGCTTTTTCTGATTCGTCAGGGGCTGCATGCGCTTTTTTAGGGTTGCCTCCAGCACGTACGGTTAATAGAGCTTCTAGTTCTTCGAATGTTTCACAATCCGCTTGATCTTGATGCTTAGGCATTGACTCTACTTCCTTCATATATTGTTCCAATACAAGGTCAGCCTTATCTGTGAGTCGATACACAAAATCATCACTAAGTAACTTCAGATCTTTGCGTTTTTGATACCGAATAGCGTCTCTCATCGAAATGATTTTAGACGCATTATTTCGACCCATGATTTGACGCAGCAATTGCATGCGATTATGGGTATCGGTGTCTACTAAGGTTTTTTCAAGCAAGTCGTCGCGTTCAACATCGATAATGTCATATCTATCTAATGTTGCAGCGTCGAGTTTGGTCCTACCGGTATAAATACTGTGTTTATCTGTTGGATTTGCAGTTGCTATTAGTCTGAAGTTAGGATGACATTTTACCAGACCATCAGGGAATGATATATAGCCATTTTCAATGGTATTCAGGCATAAAAGAACGTTCGGATCACCTGCATCAATTTCATCGATCAGCATGACTCCGCCATCACCATCTGCGTCAAAACAGTTACGCAGTGTCGAAGTTATATACTTACCGTTAACCGCTTTGAATCCAAGAAGATGCGACAATGTTGTTTGCCGAGTCATAGATATAGTGTGAAAGTTCAGCTTCATTGTTTCAGCAATTTGTTCACCAAGTGTGGTCTTTCCAGACCCAGCTCCGCCCATCAATAAGACTGGTATGTTGTTTTCAACCAGAGTCAATATTGTTGAGTAACTACTATGATAACTCATTTCTTCA